CTGTTATAAATTCGTAGGATTAGATGGTAAATGGGTAAGTGGAGAATTAATAACTAAAACATCGACAGGATTCTTAACATATGATTTAGTGATAAATAAAATAACGTGTGGATAATGTTAAAAAAAATATTTAATATAAACAAATAATGGTAAGGTATATATATGTTAAACTTCAGGGGAACTCCGCAATTGGACCTTACAACATCTATTATGATGATTTGTCCACATTGGCGACTCTATACTATGAAAATAGTCCTGCAACAGGTTTAACATTAAGTCAATTAACTTTTTATGATGGAGTTTTAGTTTCAGTACCATTAGAGACAACTAAAATTATTGTCAAAAATACCGATTTTATTTGTGAAAACACTTTAGATAAACCTTTAGCGCCATTAACTCCAACACCTACACCAACGTCAACTGTTACACCAACAATGACGGTTACGCCAACCGCAACACCAACGGTTACACCTACAAATACTGTTACACCAACGGTTACACCTACAAATACTGTTACACCAACGGCGACCGTTACTCCTACCGTTACTCCAACAAATACTGTTACACCAAGTGTAACACCTACTAATACACAAACACCAACAAATAGTGTGACACCTACTAATAGTGTGACACCTACGAATACTGTTACACCAACTGTTACACCAACTACAACTGTTACACCAACATTAACACCAACCAAGACAATAACCCCAACCCCAACCAAAACTCCTACACCTACACCTACAAGTACACCAAGAAGTTGTGAAGGATGTACGTCATATGATATTGTTATCACACAAGGTGATATTAATTTAAGCACTGACGGTAAAGTATATGTTTATTATTATCAATGTGGAACATCTACTGGAGATATGTCATATTTGACATTCACAAATCCAGGTACATATACAAATTACATTTGTAGTGATAACTGTTCAACTGAACCATATGTTTGTATACAAAATGGTGAAGAATGTACATCACCACAAAATAATTCTAGATTAGTGGAAAAAGATGGAGATTGTGCAACTTTAGGTATTACATTTAGAAGTGTTTCGTGTAGTAATACCGAATATCAATTTACTATTTCATCACCGGGTTATACATATATAAACACTAAATTTGATATTGGTCAAACTTATGGTAACGTACCTGTAACGGTATCGTACACATCATTAAATTCATCAGACGAGGTATTTGTTGGTAATCATGATGAAAGAATAGGGGAATTATACACATCAACACCTGGACAAGTTGTTTACCAAGAAGATGTAGTTGGTTTTTATAGTACAAAAGAAAAAACCACAATGGACGTAGTCGTGTATTCAACCGCATATGAAAACGTCTTTATACCATACACATTAACAATTAAAATGGAGTGTCCTAGTACATTAGATTGTGGTAGTAATTTAGTGACAAAAACTTATGTAACTGGAACTCAAATAAATGTGACAAATACTGGATATATTAAATACGATACCAACACAGACACCGTTTATAAGTTTGTATCATCAACCGGAATGCATAGAATAGATGATTGTTATGTTTATGAATCATTAGCCGCTGGTACCCCATTTGCAGATTTAGCGGTGTTCACAGAATTATATAGTGGTTATTCATGTAACGCAGGAACTGACGATTGTTTAGAATTAACATTTGTTTCTAATGGTGGTGAAACGGATACAACAATTGGATGGGTTAGTTGTGTTGGAGCTTGGAGAACAAGAACGTTAATATCTGGAGAGATATTCACAACTTGTGGGGTTAAGGACAGTGGATACGGAGAAGGAGTATCTATTTCACAAGGTGCGTTATGTTCAGGAACGGTAACCCCTGCGGACATATACTATAACGATGTTAATTCTGAATATCACTTTAATGGTTGGTTCTCTAATGTTAAAGATAATAATAATATGTGTGGAGGATATCCAATTAGTTTCTACTACGTACCTGGAACTCAATTATTTGCACCACCAAGGTATATTTTCCAAGATGCTGCTGGAACAACACCGTTTAATTTAAATTATTTCGTCTACTCTCCAATTCCGGCATTAGGTGCCAGTGGATATGATTATAATAAAATAACTGGTGAAGTTGGATTACAAAATTATACATGTTTATAAAATTAATTGAAATATGGCAATAACAACATTAAAAGTTCCTGAAATATCGAACAATTTTAATAAGGTAGATAAAATAATTTGGTTTAATGTGTCTGATATTGACGGTACATATAGTATTAATCTTTTCATAACACCTAGTCAATCATTAGATACCACAGTTAGAGTTTTTAATTATGTAACAAAGGAAGAACATTTTAGTAAAACATACCCAAAATCGTCAAATAGTGGTATTATTAATGAAACAATAAAAATAAGACATACTCCCGGATTAAATTCACCAATTTACGGACTAAAAACAAGTTAAAAGTAATTATAGTAGATGAGTTCATTTGAAATAAATTGTACAGTAGCGGGGGAGGCACCAGATAATCTATCACACGAATGTGGTGTCACCAAAAATTTAACATGGACCGGAAACGGTACACATAGTGGACTTTCATTTTATTTATTAAGATCACAATTACCTGATTTAAAACTATCATATGTTTTTAAAATACCAAAAGTATTAAAACTTTTAAAATTTATATTCACACCAATAAATCCAAATATTGGGTCAACAAAAGTTAAAGTAAGAGTAAAATACAAAGTAGACGGAGTTCTAAGAATATTAGATGAATATGATTTAGGTAATATATCTACACAAACAATAAAATATCACCAATTTTTGATGGATGCAAATATCGAAGATAATGGTTTTATTATGTTAGATGTTATTACGTCCGATGGAACAAGTGGAGCAATCAACGTAGAATTAGATTGTAATCCATCATTAATTTTTGCTGAATTTTGTAGAGGGTTTACATCCTCAACCCAACATTGTTCAACTTGTCCACAAATAGTTACATATTATAGAGAAAAATTACCTAATTCACCAATTGTTGGTTTAGTGAATAAAAACATTACTGACTATACACCATTTACAGTTGGACCATGGTACGTTGATCCATATTTACAAACTGAAATTAGTAGTAATGAAACTTTAACATTAAGTATTGGAGATTTAAATAATAGAACAAAATATAGTTATAATTCAACAACACACAAATTTGAATATTTAGGTAACTGTTTTGGTGACGGTTATGGTTGCGGTACAGGGGAATTAACAATACCGTTTAATTTAAGTGATTATACTGAAAGTACCCCTTTTATACCCGGAACGGAAGGTATTAAACCAAATGGATTAAAATACGCAATTAAGAATGTATTAGCGGGTACTGCAACTCAAAATAGAATAGTACCTGTAACAGTTACCGCCACAGATAGTGCTGAAGATGTATCATTATTAATAACTGATGGATTATATGGTGGTCAAATTGGTGAAGTTTCATATTCATATAATTCTGGAAATTCTGGCACATATAATGTTGTAACACCTTATAGTTTAATAAAAGTAAGATATAAACTTGGTGAAGGTGCTTTTATAAAAATTGGACCAAGAAATTTTAACACCTCTAAAACATTTTATGTTGTTACAAAAAGTGGAATGGTTAATCTTAGATTGGCTGTGGGTCAAAATAAATCATTCAATGGAGGCACAACTAATGTGAAAGTTACAATTGGTTGCGGTAATCAGATATATGGTTATGATATGGGAGTAAACCCATACTCACCATATGATGCGTACCATAATCCAACATTTGTTACTAAAATTTGGTCTAAGTTACCGATATCACAATGGTCAGGATCAACGAATAATTATTCTGTAAAGGGTAGTTACATTTGGATGGATGACTTATTATCAACACCAGCTTTACCATATTTTTATGGAGATAGTGTAAGAACCTCACCAACAAATAAAGTTTATCAAGTTGGTAATTTATTTAAAAGAGAGTTCGGATTACAAGTAAATTACGTTGTTACAAAATGGTTATTCGGCCCAAGACGAACTAATGAAGTTATATGGGGACCTTTCAATACTGCAATGATTAATTTCAGAGAATTTTATACAAATCCACCTGCTGATTTTACATTCGATACAAATGTAAGGTATATACCTGCAGATGTACAACCCACAATGGTTGGTGTTGGAACTCTAAATAAAATAATGAATGGTGCAGACTTATTACAGCCATCTGTTTATTCATATTTGTTAGGTTGGAGTGGATTAACGTCAAATGAGTATGATGTAAATAATAACACATTTACAACTTATGATTTTGGAAATGAAAGACATATACCCGCCACAGGATTTGAACATTGTGTGAATTATATGACAAGAGGGTATGTCGGTGGAAGTAGTATTCCCGATTTGATAAAATACATGCCAGACAATAAGTTCAAATTGTGGGCTGGTGGAGGAGGTCTTGTGGCTAATTACTTTGAAACTCATACTTTAGGTCTTTTTACAGATGCCACAAAAACGGCTCTAATTTCAAATGGATTAAGTGGAGTGTGGAATAAAATTGCAGTAACGTTAGTTAGATTTATTTGGCCTCTTTTAGTTTTCGTGGCAATTGTTTATTTAATAATTCCACAACAAAAATTATTTGTACAAAGACCAAAATATTTTAGAAGAAGATTTTCAAATAAACCTTTCTTAAATAATAGTGATTCCGTTATTAAAAAATATGATAATTTAACTGGAGACATAGGTGGGTACTATTCAGATGGTGGGTATATATATTATGTACCAGCTGGACCAATTTTTGGGCCGCCAACAACTAGAAAATTATCATACAAATATGTTGACGGAATTAAAACGTATAATGAAGTTGATATTCTAAGTGATGTAACAAAAAGAGAATATATTACCGACGTACATAGATTATTTTTTCTATCTTATATTTTTGGTTTCCCTGAAAAATACTCAACTAACCCACCACTATATAGTAGTAACGCAATTTCGTTAATTGGTGATGGACAAAGTTCAACAATAATCGGTGAATTAAATAACCCTGTACCAATATCATACTCACTTCCTGCTGGGTATATTGTGTCAATGGTATCACAACAAGACGCGGATAATCAAGCACAGGCTTATATTGATAGTTTAACGACTTCATTAAGTACAAGTACAGTATCGGCAGAAAGAAAACCAGGTATAATTAATATTGAAACATATTTTACACATGAATTAAAATTAGAAATGGTGCCAAATTATTTTGAACTTTGGTATGATAATTCAGATTCTTTAGGTGTCACAATAAATAAAAAATTATATTATGACGTTGACGGAAAATTATCGGCATTAAATGGATATTATAGAGATTATAAAAAGAATAATTTAGTATTTTATAAAGTTCAATATGGTATTGTTACTGATATTTTTTCAGGAACAACTTCTTTAACATCACAAATGAATGGTGGAACTTATAATTTGAATGGTGTTGATTTTGATTATACAAGTGCTTGGTTTATAGATTCATATAACCCAAGTGATTTATCATTATCGTTTGCAAATGATTTTGACGGTCTTATAACAAATTGGAATACGAATCAATTTTATACTGGAGATACAATTAATAAAGGTATAGTAAAAAATAGATTAAATCCTGAAAGTTTTTATCTTTATGATAACAACTTATCGGCAACAACATATAGTGAAGCAAATGAATCTTCATTTAGGGAAGTTTATCCTTTTGATAGTGTAGTATTTACATACTATAAACCACAAACGCTTTTTATTAATACCGTCGAGGTTTGTGATTTAGATAATGATGATAATGGTTTAAATTTTAATGTTTTTGATTCTAATGGAAACGCATCACCAACATTTGTTGGAATTACATTTACAGTAAACATTTACACGGGAAGTACGGTATTATTTGCAACAAAAAATGTAACTATTGGACCAAATGAAACAACTAAATTTGTCCAACTAAACATTCCATATAGTGGTGGTACAATAACAAGTGTTGATATAACAAGTTGGGATTCACCAAATCCATTTAATAAAACAACATTTGAACAAGGTTCATTTGCACAAAGTGCGGGTGTGGATCCATGTGAATATTATAGTGGAACAACATACATTGTGGATTCATTTGGTTACGTACAATATGATGAATTTGACATAAGTACAGGTATAGTTGATACAATATATTCAAATGTTACCGAAGGTATATATACAATAACTCAACCGATTGCTTATAAATCATTAAAAGGTTCACAAGATGAGGTTAATTATTCTCCTGTTGCAAATATTAGAATTTTGGAAACGGGAGATTGTTATACGGTACCTACACCTACACCTACACCAACGATGACGGTTACACCAACATTAACACCAACAAGTACAGTTACACCAACATTAACACCAACAAGTACAGTTACTCCAACAGTGACACCAACAACAACTGTTACACCAACCGTTACTCAAACGCAAACACCAACACCAACAACTGTCTGCGAATTTGGTTTATCAGTGATTATATTAACACCAACACCAACACCAACCGTTACTCAAACTCAAACCCCAACATTAACGCCAAGTGTAACACCAACAAATACAGTAACACCAACCATAACACCTACAAAAACGGTTACACCAACCGTTACTCAAACGCAAACACCAACACCAACAACAATTTGTGAGTTCGGATTATCGGTTCAAGTATTAACACCAACACCAACACCAACTCCATCATCAACTCCAAACTATCCACCGACAGATATTTCGTTAAGTAATGATTCAATAAATGAAAATACCGCAACAGGTACAACTATCGGTACATTTAGCTCAACAAGTCTTGATCCGGGTGACACATATACCTACTCATTAGTTGCGGGTACAGGAGACGATAACAATGGTAGTTTTACAATATCGGGTTCATTATTAAAAAATGCATTTATACCAAACTATGAATCAAAAAATTCATATAAAATTAGAGTTAGAAGTGCAGATAGTATTGGACAATTTACTGAAAAACAATTTACAATTAATATTGTTAACGTTAATGAAGCACCTTATGGATTAACATTAAGTAACCAATCACAAGCTGAAAATACTGCAACAGGAACAACAATTGGTACATTCTCAACATTAGATGTTGATAGTGGAGATACGTTTACTTATAGTTTAACTGCTGGAGAAGGTGCTACTAATAACTCATCATTTAGTATTAGTGGAGCTAATTTAAGAAATGCAATTGTATTTGATTATGAAACTAAAAACTCTTATTCTATAAGAGTAAGAACAACAGATGCAGCTGGATTATATTACGAAGGAATATTTTCTGGAATTACTGTTACAAACGTAAATGAAGCACCTACTAACATTTCATTAAGTTCCGCATCAATATCTGAAAATGTACCAACAGGAACTACAATCGGAACATTCTCAGCAACAGACCAAGAAGGTGGTGCAATGACATTTGCATTAGTTGATAGTGTAAATTATCCAGATAACAATAGTTTCTCAATTGCGTCAGGTGTATTAAAAAGTGCTGCCGTTTTTGATTACGAAACAAAAAATACATACCAAATTAATGTAAGAGTAACAGATAGTACAAGTTTAACATTTGAAAGAACATTATTCATTTCGATAACCAATGTAACAATAACACCAACATTATCAGTAACCAATGCAACATGTCATGGTAGTACCGGTTCAATTACTGTAAGTAATGTTGTTGGTGGTACCGCAAATTACACGTACTCTAGAAATAATGTGGATTATCAATCTAGCGCAACATTCGGTAGTTTAACCGCTGGAGATTATAATATCTATGCAAAAGATAGTTTTGGTGAAACTGGTTACACATCGGCAACAATAACACAACCAACACAACTTAGTGTAACAACGGCCTCAACAACAAAACCAACATGTTGGACTGGTACAACAGGACAAATAATATTGTCCGGGTCTGGTAGTTCAGGTTTATATGATTATTCAATTTCATTAAATACTGATACTGCTAATGCTAGTAGAACATGGCAAACAGGAACAACATTTAATAGTTTATCTAGTGGATATTATTATGCAAAAATAAGAGATAGAAATACACCAAGTTGTGTTTCATCTGTTTTTGGAATTGATTTGGCCAGAAGCCAACCATCAGCATCAACTGTAGTTACTAATGTTGATTGTAATGGCAACTCGAGCGGTAAAATTGTAATTTCTTCTATGGGTGGAGGACAGGGAGGACCATATACAATTAAACTTAGTGATGTTAATGCAATGTCAGGAGGAACTTACCAAACTACCACAACAAGTAGAGAATATACCGGTAAAACGGCGGGAACTTATTACTATAAAGTAAAGGACGCATCTGATTGTGAAAGTGATTGGTATTCAGTAGTAGTAACCCAACCAACGGCATTAACAGTATCATTAGCGGTAGGAAATCACCCAACATGTTATACAGGTAACACAGGTTCAGTTGTTGCAACCGCCTCTGGAGGTTCAGGAAGTTACACATATTATATTAGTAGTAATGAATCTAGTTATGGTGAACAACAATCAACCGGCACATTCTCAAATAAACCAACTGGAACATATTCAGTATTAGTTGTTGATGGTAATTATTGTACGGCATTCTCCAATAATGTAACATTATCTAAATCACATCCTGCGATGAATTATACCGTTTCAAACTTAACTTGTTATGAACAAAATAGTGATGGTATTTACGCCGGTTCAATAACGATAAACTCAGTAAGTGGTGGAAATGGAGGAACTTACAAATATAAATTAGGTTCAGGTGATTGGACTAATTGGCCGGGAACCACATTAGTTTGGGGTGGATTAAGAGGAGGAACATACTATATCTATCTTAGAGATAAAGATGATTGTGAGTTTTCATATGGAGTTGTAGTATCCGAACCTTCACAAGTAACTGCAACGGTTAGTGTATCTAATCCAACATGTCCTGGAAATTCGGGTACAATAACTATATCAAGTCCAACAGGTGGTTCTGGAACTGGTTATAAAGTTAGAAAGGGAACCAATGGTGATTGGTTAGATGCACCACAAACATATTCGTATACAACTACTGGCACTTATAGTGTTTTTGTTAAAGACAGCACTCCATGCGTAACTGAATATTCACGTACTATTACAATACCTGGAGCAATTACTGCAAGTGTATCAAGTGTGGGTTATCCAACATGTTGGGATAGTATAAATGGTAGCATCACAATAAATGCTGGCGGAGGATCAGGTGTATATAACTATAGTATTGATAATGGTGACACGTACCAAGAAAGTGCACAGTTTATTAATTTAGCAAGAGGAACTTATTATATAAGAGTTAGAGATAGTAGTGATTGCGAATCACCATCAACAGGAAACTCTGTTGACCTAAATACGGGAATACCAAATGCAAACCTTTCAGTTGGTACTATAAGTTGTCATGGAGGATCTACATCTATTGGAACATCAGGACAATCATCAACAAGTACATTCTTTAGATTTAATTCTGGAAGTAGTTTCACTGGTTCAAATACCACAAGATATAATGTTGGAACGAATTATTCAATAATGTATCAATTCCTTGCTGGTAGTTATACCTTCAGAGTTTATAATGCGGCTGAAACATGTTGGAAAGATTACACCGTAACAATCACCCAACCATCACTACAAGAGGCATCAATGTATAATGTAGTAGGAGCATCTGTTGCGGACAATGATGGATCAATAACAATTTCTTCTAGTGGAGGTGTATGGTCTAAGACATATCGATTATATAAAGATACGGCGTCCCCATATAACCACTACCCAACTGATAATTTAATTGCAACATATACTGATGTACCACATACAGCACCTGCTATAGTTGTTACAGGATTAACTTGTGGTTATTATTGGTTACAAGTTACCGATGCAAATGGATGTCAAGCAAATGCTGGACAAGTTGAGGTACCATGTGCAACAGTTACAGCAAACGCTATTTGTTACACATATACGTATAGCTCAGTACCAAGTGACTTGTATGTAAGATATAGAGACATTAATACTGATGTTATAACAGTAAGAATAATAGATCTTGAAAGTATGGATAATGGTGACGGTACATACACTGCAGGTATATGTGTTAAAACAGGTTCTTCATATGCTATACCTGTTTGTGTTCAATACGGAAGTGAAGTAACATGTCCTAACATATGGATTCCAGGTACTGAAGAATGTTCAACAAATGGTTTTTGTCTAATAAACCCAAGTTAGGCTTTAAAGAAATAATAAAAATAAACAAATATTTATAAAATATGGCAGTAGCAACAATAACAGGGACAGGATTAAATTTGGCAACCGCTGCAAATAATTTCACAATAGCAATTATTGATTATTTAGGAGCAACTACTCTGTATGCAACAAATATTTCCAGATCAACATTAATTAGTGGATATAATGTAACCATTAATCCGGGTGATGTTACAATTAGAGCAACAAGCACAGGTGTATGTGGTAGTTCAGCTGATGTTGATGTATCAACGCTGGCTCTACAAACATATAGGCCAAGTCCAGTTGAAGGTACCACATTTGCTGGGGAACCTTATTCTTTTGATGTAGGTGGAGGTCGTGATGGTTCACCTGGTGCTTACGAATTAGTACTTGGGGATACTATTGTTTATCCTTTTATGAATGAGACAGATTTTACACTTACACACGTATCAACAGTAGGTGGACTCAGTACGGGACCTTTTTTAGCTGGCACTTTGGGAACTCGTATTGTAGGGAGCACAACTTTAGAATTATTTGGGGAAACAAGAACTAATTATACCTTAGATCAAACACTTAACACCTCAACATATAGAGTGACGTATAACCCAAATGGATTATCAAGAGATTTTAATTTTTATTGGGTTACTGGACTTTAATCTTAACGGTTTATTAAAAGTAATTAATTGTTTATATTGTACCAAATACATAGTAAAGATATTTACTAGTGTACAATTTAAATTATGTCAAATTCTGGTAGTTTTGCAACAATGTCGTTCGTTATTCCATCATTCCTTTTGGAAGATGGTACATTTTCATCCGCATCTGCAGTTACACAAAGTTTTTTAGATTTTAGAGATTCAGGTTATTATGAACATGATAACACTGTTTTGGGGCAAACACCCACCTATCCATATACGGGAAATACAACATTTACATATTTGGGAGTAGGTGGAAGTAGAATTGACGAATTAAGAAAATACGGTTCAACAGGATTTACACAAACATTAACATCAGGTTCTAATTCAGAAGGAGTTGGTTGGACGGGATATACTTTATCACACGTTGGGTCAACCGTAACAGGTACTTTACAATATAGAGACTACGCAGACGGTTATACCATGATTACAGGTAATACCACTGGATTTACAAAAGAAGAGATATTTGATGGTATATTGACGAGAAACGAACATTTTTTAGGGTTTGTGGAACAACCAACCGTTTATTCTGATGTTTTTGTTGAAAGAGGTAAACAAGGTGTGATGGAAGTGAACCTAAGATTAGGTGAAGTTGACAATATGGGAGAACTAAGTGTGTATAGTGGAGGGTATTTTAAAGTGAAAAAACAATAAAAATTATATTTATAAATAAAAAGATATGGCAGTAGGAAGTTATGGTATAGTAAGACCCGCAGATGTATCACCAGAAGATGTTGAGATTTTATATCATTATACTTCTGGTAGAACAACCACGGCACCAATTACCTTGACAAGATTGAATGCTGAGGACGTTTTAACACCAGTATACCACAATGCAAATACTGTTGATGATTCTAATGTTCAAGGAAATGAAATCTTGGGAGGTTTGTACAATTTAAAGTTAACAGCTGAGAAATTCTCAGAACTTGGTGTTTACACATTACATCTTAGACCAAAACAAATTAGAACCTCAATCACAGATTGTGGAGTCTTAGCATCATTACCATCTGTTAGGGGTTTAGTTATCGATTTAAATAACGTACCTGCGGCATATAGAAATAGATTTACACCACAAGGTTTAGTTGGTTATAGAATTGAATATATTAACACAAATAGTTTCCAAAAAATACCAAACTTTTATAGAGTTGTTACATCCTCATTTTATTGTCAACCAATAGTGTCGAATTTATCTAATTCAACAGATAAAGCAATACGTTATCAATATACAGATCAAACATCAAATTTGGTGTTTTTAACAATAACACCTTCGTCATCACCATCGAGTAGACCGAATGTGGTTCCATTTATTGGACAACCTGGACAAAATATTATTCTAACAAATACATTTTTTAATCCAACTACACTTGAAATAGAAATGGTAGAACATGATGCAAGTACATTGGCTCACGCTCTATACGGTAATCAAACTAAGGCGATTACTCCGGGTATCTACACTATCTATGACAACAATAACAATAACGCAATATACAAACAATTTAACTTGTATGAAGTTAAAGACCAATTCAATGAAACTATGTATGAGGTTAGAGAAGAGAGAGAAATCATTGATGAAAGTTTAGACTTTGACAACATTACCGAATAATGGCAAAATTTACAAAGGTACCAAGCCAAGCGGCAAATGGATTACAAACGTTTAGTGATAGTTTAGTTGGTGTACAAATTACCGATGGTAGTAGTCAATTAACTAATACTAACTTTGCGTTGGATAAAATTATCCCACAAAGAGATAGTAAGAATTTTAAAACATCACCATTTTCGGATTTCTTAACCTTAGATTCATTAAAAGAAGAAACCACCGCAGTAACAACACAAGATGGTGTTACGGAGAAAAAAGAAAGTATTAAATTTAAAGGTAGTACTGACGACGCTGGTAAATCTTTATTTGGTTCATTAAAACAAAGGTTAAACGTTTCAATTTCAAGAATTGTAAAAAAGTTTCCCGCCGCTCTCTATGTTGATGGTACAATACCTGTTAGAATTTCAGATTATACGGCTCAAAATATTATATATGATACACTATCGAAAACAACACAATTTGAGATAGAAAAATCAAGTTTATATAATCCATTTGATATTGTTATCAATGAACCACAAAGTTTAACGATTAATGAAACAAGTAATAATTTTAGGAATTTTTATTCCACATACAAAAAATACGTTGTAGACTATAGTGGAGCAACATATGATATCTTAACATATTCTGAACCAACAAGTACCACAAATATTATTTTAAAAGTTTCGGGTAACCCATTTGGTGTACTTACAGGAACCACGGATAGTTTTTTAATTAGACCCAATAATGGTATAACAGAGGAGTTCTTTAATAATTTAGATGATTTAGAAGAACTATTACTTAATAGAGAAACCAATCCAAAATACGAAGCGAGTTTTAAAGTACCAAGAGATAGTTTTGATGGTGGGACAACAGATATTGTAACAATTGAAGTTAATTGGCCATTGGCGTTAGATGGTTGGAACTTACAAACTGTAGGATTAGATTTTGATGATTACATTTCAAAGTTAAGTGATTTAGCTGACGAGATAGACGATTATAAATCTAACTTGGTTGTTAGATTTTTAGCAGCACCACAATTATTCGAATTTGATACTAATGATAAAAAGGGAGAAACAATATTTCAATTATATGGACAAAGTTTCGATAGAGTAAAGAAATATATTGATAACATTGCTAACATGAGAAATGTTACATATGACGCTATCAATAATGTTCCTGATTTATTATTAAAGAATTTATCAGATAATTTAGGATTAGATTCACATAATTTATTTGAAGAACAAAATATAGAAGATACTTTATATACAAGACAAGATAGTGTATATGGAGGACAATCAATTGGTAAAAACCTAATTGAGTCTGAACACGAATTTTATAGAAGATTATTAGTTAATCTTTCACACATTTATAAATCAAAAGGAACAAGAAATTCAATTGAATTTTTCTTAAGATTTTTAGGTGCACCTGAACCAATGATTAAAATAAACGAATACGTTTATAAAGTAAAATCAAAATTAAATGATTCAGTACAAACTGAATTGTACGATTTAATACAAGGTACAAAAACTGAATTTGTTATTACGGGTTATAATGGAACTGGATTTACTGAAAATACAATAACAGGAACAACTAATCTAACAAGAGACGAGTATCCAATAGATAGTGATGGATTACCAAGAAAAATAACGAATTTAAAAGATGATATATTTTTCCAAAAGGGTTCAGGTTGGTATGATTTAACTTTAAGTCATAGATCGTCAGATGTTATTGATGAAAGTACATCTAGTGGTACAACTATTAATGGAGTTTTCCAATTAACAGGAAGAACTAAAACTATTAAAACCAAACCTAAAGATTATACATATGGTGAGGATTATTTTAACTATTTTAGAACATTACCTGGATTAGAATCTGGATTTGAATTAGAACCTAAAATAGACAATTTAAAAATAAGTGTTAGTGATGATGAATACAATTCTAAATTAATTCTTAATAGAAAGAATATTGGAGTTTATTTATCTTCAGCACAGTGCATTGAATATGACATTTATAGACAGTCAAGAAATTTAGAAATATCAATCGGAGGAGTTACACCACAATATACGTCAGGTGTAACATTTGAAGAATTTACTAAAGAAATTTTAAATGGTTTTATTTCCACAAGCGAATCAAAATATAATAAATCATATTTTTCTTTGGAACAGGTTTATAACGAATATGTAACAAATACAAATTTTGTTCCTTATAATGATGTCGATTTAAATACGTTCATAACTAAAATGAGTCCTAATTGGATGAAAATTATCGAACAATTTATTCCCGCAACGACTTTATGGACAGGAGGAAATTTAACTGAAAATAATTTATTTAACAGGTCAAAACATACATACCTTAGACCGAGATATGGTACACCAAATGATTATAATACCACGGAAGATAGGAACAGTATTGATTTTCAATGTTATAAATTACCGCCATTAACACCAACACCAACACCTACAAATACTAAAACACCAACACCTACACCTACACAAACTAAAACGCCAACGCCAACTGCGACACCAACAAATACCCCAACAGCAAGTGTTACGCCAACAAATACTGTTACACCAACAGAAACGCCTACGCAAACGCCAACAAATACTGTTACACCAACAGAAACGCCTACGCAAACGCCAACAAATACTGTTACGCCAACAAATACTGTTACACCAACAGAAACGCCTACGCAAACGCCAACAAATACTGTTACGCCAACAAATACTATTACACCAACAAATACTGTTACCCCAACAGAAACCGTTACACCAACAGCCACCCAAACAGGTACACCTGTAGCAACTCAAACATCTACGCCAACAGGCACACCCGTATCAACTCAAACATCTACACCAACAGGTACACCAACAGGTACACCTGCAGCTAGTGTAATGGGAACAACAACTCCTACGCAAACCCCAACATCTACACCAGCTGCCACCCAAACGAGTACACCAACTAACACACCAACTAACACACCTGCGGCTAGTGTAATGGGAACACCAACTCCTACACCAACCCCAACACCAACAACGGAGGCATTCGGTCAATGTTATACATATACTCTTGAAATTGCGTATGCCAGTGACACCAATTATGGTGTAAGATATAGAGCGGTTGGAACATCCGTGGATTCATATTCTCAATTTAATGGAATAGCATCTGTACAAGTTTCTGAAGGTGTTTATGCATATTCTGTGTGTACTGAAATTGAACCAACATTACTAGATACATCAGCTTGGCCGGTATATCAATCGATTGGAACAGCAAATGGAATAACACGTTCAGGTCCAAACGGGAATTGTATCGGTAATGCCGATTGCTATTCGGTTCCTGGTAATTAATATAAAAGAAATAATAAAATATTTATAAAATATGAGCTTCTTAAATACAGGGTTTACACCCACAGTTTCGGCAAGATTAACTAAGGCAGGTAGAAATGCAATTGCAAAAGGGGATTTTTTAATTAGTTACTTTTCAATAGGTGACTCAGAATATAATTATAATTTAAGTGGTCTTACAAGTCAACGAGTTTTTGCTCCATTCGATAAAAATACGCACGTTAAATACCCATTTTTATATTCAGCAACGGGATCAACAATTTACGGAATTCCCGTTGAAAGTCCGGATGATGAAAATCAACAATGTAGGAACGTAATGACCGCAAATAGTGGATGGACTTTAAACACCGTTTGGGAAAAAAAACCATTAGGTGTTAGTGATAATATTGCATTAAAAGATTACCAAAGTAATGTTTATAGTGGTGTTAAAAGTTATTTAGGATACACATCATCTTCGGGTCAAACTTTTATTAACTATTCAGGTGGAACTATTACAGGTACAACAATAAGAAATACAATGTTAGAAGAAGTTCAAGTATTACCTGAAGAACAAAATACTATTGCAATTTTACATTATTCGGAAAGTGGGACCACAGTTGACCCATACAGATTTTTTAAATATGATGATTACATTAGTAACTATAGTGGTATTACATCACCTAACACTAGCACCGATGTAGATTACTTTAGTCTTACCTCACCAAATTTAATGTATCATAGATTAAGTGACGATTCTACCGGTACAACATTTCATATGAGTACAGGAAAAACAAAATCAGTAACAAGTGATTATAATCCGGATTTCCAACTTGATTATGTTGACTTACTAGATGTTAATGATTATAGCGTCGGTAAAATTTTCTTTAACCAAAAAATTATAGTATTCGATGACCAAGAAATTGTAACTGCATTGGATACGGGCTCGACTAGAAACTACACACTCACAGCACCAAAAGTTAGTTCGTATATAACAAATGCAGACCCAATTGTTGGTTTAACAACAGGCCAAACTTTATGGATTACATATGTTTTAAGTGGAGGTACAGTATCGGGAGATTTACCTTGTAGTTATTTTATGAAAGTAACTGGTTCAACAAATCCTGAAAATGTAAGTGTTAAATTTAATAGTGGTGGATTTAAACATTTAAATAGTGGTTATAATGCAACACAAATTCACATACTACACCAATTTACAGATAACGGAAAACAACCAGACCCAAATCTATGGTATAGTAAAAATTATACAAATGAGTTATCAAGTATAAACGATTTAAAAACAGGATTCTCATTTATATTAAATGAGACTAAAATAGACGAAGCAGAAAATAATGGATATTACGTTTCTTCTTTAACAAATTTTGGAAAAGAAAGGACGTATAGTGAAGGGACCGTAAGTGTGGTTACTGGAACTGACGTTCAAGTTATGAATTTTGTTATTAATTTACCTGACAGTAAGTTCACTATATCTCAAAATCCAACATACGTTTCGGGTACGAAATATATTACTGAAATTGCCTTATTAAATTCAAATAAAGAAACAATGGTGATGGGTAAGTTTAGTGCTCCAAGAGCAAGAATAACCTCTGTTGATGTTTTTTCTGTAAAACTTGATTTCTAAAGCTTTACATTTCTAAAAATATTCATTATATATTGTTATATGAGTATAGATGTAAAATTAAAAAACAAGCCAAAAATCTTAGGACTCGATATTTCGACCAAGACAATTGGGTGGGCACTGTTCGATATGACAGGGTCTAAACTATTAGAATTAACACATTTTTCCCCAAAAATTAAACCTCAACCAGAAGACAAGATTGAAGAATTAATCTTAAAGGCTGAAGCGTTTAAAAAACATTTGTTAGGTTATAAAGATGTTGGTATTACTCGTGTTATTATTGAGGAACCATTATTACAATCAAACAATGTTTATACAATTGGTACCTTATTAAGATATAACACATTGATTCTCAAGTCATGTTATGATGTATTAGGAATTTTACCAACATTCATTTCAACATATAATTCAAGAAAATTTGCATTTCCAGATTTAGTGGGTGCAAATGATAAAGGTCGAAATGTTTTATTTGGTGGTTATCCAAGAGACATTGATAAGAAACATGTTATTTGGGAACACGTAAACGCTGTTTGTCCTGATGTTAATTGGTTATATGGTAAAACAGGTAACCTTAAAAAAGAAAACTATGACATGGCAGACGCCGCAACTTGTGTGATTGGTTACGTTAACATGAACAAATTAGAAAAATCCGGCAACTAGTATTTTACTTTACCGATTGTTTATCATATATTTATAAAAGAAGACGGGAAGTGTAGAAATACACTTTTGGTTGGTTTCCCTCGGAGGTGGTGTTCCGGGGGATTTTTTTTTATCAATTTTTTTACATATATTTCTATAGTATGGTAAATCAAGAAGTTGACTATTCTCCTGTTATTGAAATTCTCGAAGATATTTTGGGTGACTCTAATATGCATAATGATTATAAAGGACAGATGTCTTTTGATTGTCCAGTGTGTTCATATGACATAAAAGGATTGGACCACGGTGACGGAAAAGGAAATTTAGAGGTCAACTACAAATACAATGTTTTTAAATGTTGGGTGTGTGCCGAATCACACGAAACTCACGGATCAATTTTTAAATTGGTTAAAAAATTCGGCAATCCAAAACAATTAAAAAATTATCTATTATTGAAACCTGACGAAGGTGAAGATTTTAGTAAACGTGTTTATAAAACAGTAAAACTACCCCAAGACTTCATACCATTTAAAGAAGCGAGTGAGGGTCTTAAAATGACACCATATTATAAACAAGCATACAACTATATAAAAAGTAGAAACATAACTGACTTAATGGTACAGATGTACAACATTGGTTTTTGTTATAGAGGTATCTACGAAAATAGAATTATCATCCCATCGTATGATTGTGAAAGGAGAATTAATTATTTTATTGCACGTTCTTATTTGAATAGAACAAAGATGAAATATAAGAATCCTGAGGCACAAAAGGAACTCATCATATTCAACGAGTACTTGGTTGATTGGAATGAAACAATATACATTGTGGAGGGTGCATTTGATAGTATATTCATACCTAACGCAATTCCATTGTTAGGAAAATTTATGAGTGAGCATTTATTTCACACTCTATATGAAAAGGTTAAAGGTAAAATAATTATTGTTCTTGATCCAGATGCTTGGAATGATGCCGAAAGATTATATCATAAGTTAAATTGTGGTAAATTAATGGGTAGGGTTTTTGCAATTAAATTAGAGGGTGATAAAGATATTGCCGACTTACAAGGAAAATTAGAAAATTATAAAATAAAACAACTAGATTAATGAATTTAAAAGACATCTCATTAGAGATTAACGACTTATTAGAAAAGAAAAGACAAGAATTAGAATTAACATTCATAGAAGAACAACATATCTATCACATGAAAGATGTTGACGGTGTTGTTAAAAAGAATTTTCCTTCAGTTTCTAAAATCATAAAGAAATTTCATAAACCATTTGATGCTGAAGGTATGGCACTTCGTATGTCAAAAGGAGACCCTGAAGGTCAAGCACAATTACTCGCGGAATGGAAACAAGCAGGTGACCTATCAACCAACATGGGTAGTAGAGTTCACTTTGAATTGGAATCCGATTTGATTGGTAGGTTTGATAATTACAAAGAAGTTAGACAACCGATATTCGAAATCAACGAAGAACAACAACGTAAGAGTGATAATATGATTATTGCGGGAAAACAATTTCTTGATTTAATGTTAGAAAGAGGTGGAGTATTATTAGATACTGAAATCGTATTGGGTGATCCTGAAGAACAATACACAGGACAACCTGATAAGGTGTGGTTAATGGAAACTAAAGAGAAAGATAATTTTGGGTTTGTTATTACCGATTGGAAAACAAATCAACCAAAAAACTTTGAAGTACATCATTATACTGGTAAATTGTACCCACCATTTAACAATTATCATGATAATGCATTAGGTCATTATTATTTACAACTTCCATTATATGGTAGGTTGTTACGTAAAATGTTAAAAGAAACAAAATACAACGATACTAAATTGTTGGGAAATGTTGTGGTTCTATTAAAAGATGACGGTACATTTGTAGAGTACAAAGTTCCACCCCAAATTAATAATGCAATCCTTACAATGGATTTATCAAACTATATTAAAAGATGGTAAAAAAAATAATACATATTGCCGACTTACATATTCGCACAATACAAATGCATGATTTGTATAGAGAACAACTCCAAAAACTTTTGAATGAATTAAGTGTAAAATTTTTAGAATGGTCAGATGAAAATATATCGCACAACGAAATTAGAATTGTTATTGCGGGTGACATCGCACATCAAAAAATTAATATCTCAAATGAACAATTACTTTTAACAAGTTGGTTTTTAAGAGAATTAACCAAATATGGTAAGATTGTTATCATTCCCGGCAATCATGATTTTTTAGAGAATAATACCCAACGTATGGATAGTATAACCCCCGTTGTTGAATTGTTAAACAATCCACATATTACATATCTAAAAGATAGTGGTGATTATGTTGATACCGATGGTAACGTTCAATGGGTCGTTTATTCGTTATATCAACATAATGTAAGACCTGAATTCACAAAACAAGAAGGGTTATTGACGGTTGGGTTATTTCACGGTCCTATTATGGGGTTATCAACTGATTTAGGTTATGAGTTTGAAGATGCGTATGACCAATTAAACTTTGTTGATTTGGATTTATTACTGTGTGGTGACATTCACAAGAGACAACAATTCACATTACCAAATGGTGGAAAGGCAATAATGGTCGGTAGTTTAATACAACAAAATTTTGGTGAAACCGTTAAACATCATGGGTACGGTATATATGATGTTACAACAGACGAGTACACGTTCCATGATTTACCAAATGAACAACCATTCCTACATTTCACTATATCAGACATAAAAGAAATTGAAAATGGAGAAGAGACACACGTTAACCTTGGATAAAGAGTTTATTCTTTATTGTGAGTTAAATAACATAAAAGATATAAGTAAAATTGCAAACGAAACCTTCAATAGAGGGTTTTCTTTGTTAAAATATGGTGAAACACCATCAGGAAATATAACTGAAAAAGAAAAAATTGTTGAAGTCATTAAAGAGGTGACAGTTGAAAAAATTATCTATCAAGACGTTATTAAAGAGGTGGAAGTTATCAAAGAAATCCCTGTTGATAAAATAGTAGAAGTTATTAAAGAGGTACCTGTTGAAGTAAAAGGGGAAACTCAAATAATAACTCAAGAAGTAATCAAAGAGGTAATCGTTGAGAAACTAATTGAGGATAATGAATGTAAAAATATGTTAATAACTTTAACAGAAGCAAATAGTAAATTAAAAGAAGAATTAGATACTTTAACAAACGCATTAAATAAATTCAACAAAGGTTCTTTTATGAAGAATAGTGATTTGAATAGTTTATATGATGAATAATTTGTTTTTAACAATAAAATTTATTATATTATTATAAAATATATAAACATGGAAATATTATTATGGGCATTTATGGCCTACGGAATGACAAACATTTTAATTTGGGGTTCTATTTTTGAAAACCAACGTATATGGATAAAGGCACACTCAAAATTTTTTGGTGACTTAATAGGTTGTACATTGTGTACTTCAACTTGGGTTGGATTTTTTATGTCACTTGTTTTGGGTAGCATAACAACAAAGTATTTTGATACCCTTTGGATTATTAATCTATTCTTTGATGGTATGTTTACCGCAGGAATAGTTTGGGCAATAAACGGAATCGTCGAATTTTTTGAAGAAAGTAGAATTAAGTAATATGTCACAACAAAAAAGAAAATTTAGATACATAAGGATTAATGGTAAGGTAATCCAAGACCCATTTGATGATGAGGATATGAGAAAACTTTTCATATCATTTGCGGAAAAAGTATTGGGATTAAAATTCATTAGCGGTACCAAATATGGTATTGATTTAGTATGTGTAGACAACCCATCATGGGGTGCTGAAGGTGAAAATGGTTCATTTCAGGGAGATAGATGGGCAGGTAATCAACAAGATATTTTTAATCTCGGATTTGCGGGTCTTAATATGCAAAATTGGAAATGGTTTTATTTTGGGTTGGGTGAATTGTCTGAAAGAAATACTGGCAAATGGTTGACATCACATCCAGGTCATGATAAAAATATATATTTTAGAGTTAATGCACAATTTGACCAAATTTGTATGGTAGAAGCTCAAACAATAAAAGACTTTAATAAAATCAAATTTGTCTTTAATAGGAAAGTTAGTAATAGTGATGATCCGGAAGATTGGATAGTAATACCAAAAGAGTTTGTACGTACATTTAATAAACAACCCAACGGAGAATGGTTAGAAAATGGACCATATTGCGGACCAACACAAAAAGAATTAGAGGATATGGAAAAAGAATTTACTCAACAAAGAGTAAGAGAAGTTATGTTTGCAAATAAATAATTAATTAATGAACCCATTTATAAAAGTAACTTGGCAAGACGTACCTGAGAATTTTACACCTGAAAAAATCAGGAGAGTAAAGTCATACTTTCAGGAGAAATACAATTCCAAGAACGTACAAGTAATTACAAAGACATTAGCGAATGTTAATGAAACTCGTTTGGAGTCTTTAGAGGCATCTGATAATATTTTGGACCATCAGTACCAAAAGAAATTAATGAAAGATTTCATTAAGGATAATTCTATCGATATTAAATGGGAATTGGTTGATAGGTTAGATAATAAAGTTAATACACAGATAGATAAATTAAATGAAAACAAAGTCAGATACAACAAATGGTTCATTAAAAGAGTCGAGTTTTCTAATTTTTTATCTTTTGGTGATTCTAATGTTATTGACTTCACTGGCCTCGATGGTATTACAGTAATAGAATCAACACCCAAAAATTTTGGAGGCAAGTCCACATCATCCGTAGATTTATTAATGTTTCTTTTCTTCAACTCAACAACTAAAACCAAAACCAATGGTGAAATCTTTAATAGATTCACCGATAAGGATGAAGTTAGTGTACGAGGTGAAATAACAATCGATGGAGATGATTATGTTATTGAAAGAAAAACATTAAGAAAGAAATCAAAATCAGGAGATTATACAGTTACCAATAAACTTGAATTCTATAAAAGAAAAGAAGACGGGGAAATTGAAAATCTTTCGGGTGAACAAAGAAGAGAAACCGAATCGTTTATTGCATCTGCAATTGGTACTGAGGAAGATTTCCTCTCAACTATTTTAACCACTGGTTATAATTTAGAAGAACTTATTGAATCTAAACCAACGGCTAGAGGTCAAATCCTCACCAAATTTTTGGGTTTAGAAAGTTTGAAAGCAAAGGAAGAAATTGCAAAAGAAATTTATAACGATTGGAGTAAGAAGTTAGTATCTAACACATATAACAAAGTAACTTTAGAATTGGACATAACCAATTATAAGGAAAGTCTTAGTAATTCCGAGAATGAAATTGAGCGACTCACAAAAGAGTTAGGTAAGTTTCAAAAGGAATTAGAAAAGTTAGAAGGTAAAAGAGATGAGGTTTTCTTAAAAAGAAATAATGACGTTGATAGGGAACTAATCAACACAAACCCAACGTTACTACAAAGAGAAATCAACGATTTAACAACACAAAGAAACACAAGTCAAACCAATGTTGATGGTGTCACCGTAATTGAACCTTCACAATTCTACCACGAGGATCAACATAAAGAGTTGAGAGGTCAGATGGCAAATCTTCAGGGAATTGATATTGCATACAAATACGAAAAAGGTGATAAGGAAAAATTAATAAAACAATTTGAAGAAGGAACCGTTTGCCCAACTTGTAATCGTGCATTAGATGAGGTAGACCATACAGATGAAATCGAAAAGATTAAAAAAGAAATCGAAGACATCATCAAGGAGATGGAATTAAATCAAATACAGTTTGATTTATTAAAAGAACAGGAGAAAGGATTTGAAACATTAAAAACTGAGTTTGAAACTTACGAAAGAAATAAACTTCGTAAAGCTCGTTATGAATTGGAAGTTGAACAAAAACAATTAGAGATTGATAGTAAACAAAAAAGATTAGACAATTACGAAAGTAATAAAAAGAAACTTGAAGACAACCAAAAGATTGACGCTGAAGTCATTGCACTTAAAACTAAAATAGAAACTGCGAACGGAGACATCAGACAAACAAATACCAGTATTGAAAAACATACCAATAACATTACAAACATGAATGAGAAGATTGGTATCAATGAAGAGTTAATTAAAAAGATTATCGCAGAGGAAGAATTGTCTGCGGTGTTTAAAATCTATTTAACTGTTTATGGTAAGAACGGTATCTCTAAGATTATTCTTAAGAATATGATCCCATTAATCAATCAGGAGTTGTATCGATTATTGGTAGACAGTTGTCACTTCATTTTAGAGATGAATATAAACGATAAGAACGAGGTTGAATTTATTATGATAGATACTGAGACCCGAATCGTTAAACCTCTTAATGCGGGGTCTGGTTACGAAAGAACCATATCATCATTAGCACTTCGTAGTGTGTTAACCAAGATATCGTCGTTACCTAAACCAAACATTGTGGTTATGGATGAAGTGTTCGGAAAGATTGCTGATGAGAACTTGGAAATGGTGGGAGAATTCTTTAAAAAGATTAAAAATTACTTTGACCACATACTTGTTATATCACACAATTCTTTAATACGTAACTGGTCGGATAACATCATTATGATTAAAAAAGAGGAGAACGTATCGTCCATAGATTTTATTACAACAAAAATTTCTTAATGTCATTAATTTGACATATATTTGTAAAACATAAACAAAACATATATGAGTCAGAAAGAAAAATTTTATAACGATTTTCAATCGTTTGCCAAAAGTGTTGGTGTTAGTTCATTAAAACAACATTATGTTGGAGAACAAATTAAAAGTAGTTTAACTCCTTACGTTTTAGAAGAGAGATCTATGAACGCAACCGCTTTAGATATCTTTAGCCGTATGATGTATGATCGTATTATTTTTTTGGCGGGAGAAGTAAACGATACTATGGCTATGTATACCATTGCACAATTACAATATTTGGATAGTGTTGATGCGAACGACATCACATTCCAAATCAATAGTCCAGGTGGAAGTGTTTCTAGTGGTTTAGGTATTATTGATACAATGAAATATATTAAATGTGATGTTAGAACAATTAATTTAATACTTGCAGCATCAATGGGGTCTCTTATATTAGGTGCAGGTACGAAGGGTAAAAGATGTTCTTTACCAAATGCTAAAACAATGATTCACCAATCTTCTGGTGGTTTTGGTGGTGAATTTGCAGCTGCAGAAATTCAATTTAAAGAATGGACAAAAACAAATGATAAAATATTTACAATGTTGGGTGAGTATACAGATAAAACATCCGAACAAGTAAAAAAAGATGCGATTCGTGATTTGTGGTTAGATGCGGAAGAGGCGGTGGAGTATAAAATAATTGATGAGATAATAAAGGATAGAAAATGATAAAATTATAACCCCCTTAATTGGGGGTTTTTAATTGATTAGCAATTCTTCCGGTACCTAAAAAATCACCCCAAGAAACCCAACCTCTTTTTTTATAATAACGTTCAGGTCTATTTGGTATATTATCAGGTATTAAATTATTTTTACTAAATTCTTTATATTTTAACCCCGTTTTAATATTTAGATTTTTGATTATTTTTTTAGCATCATTATAATTTAAATAATTAACATTATTATCCCATAATCTTCCGGTACCTAAAAAATCACCCCAAGAAACCCATCCTTTATTCAAGAAAACTTCTCTAGGATTATTAGGTATAAAAATAGGTAAATCATTAGTTTTAATATATTCATACCATTTTGATTTAGAATTAATTTTTGTATTAGATTTAACCCAAAGTTTAACCTCATTAAATGGTAATTTATATATTAAACCAGCACCACCCATTCCGCCGGTTGATGTATTTGTTAAATTATTAAATTTTTTAATATATTTGATTTCAATTTCTTGCCATTTATTTTTATTACATTCTTCTAAGATAACATAACCAATATTGAAATTAATACTTTTTAACCATCTATCTTTATGAGTTAATATTTTATTATGTTTAAATGAATATTTTGTATTTTGTATATGTCTTTTTAACCTTTTTAAGGGATTATCGGCTTTACCAATATACCTAATTTCATTAGGGTGGTTAATGTCAAATAATCCGTAAATGTATGTTTTATTGTTTTCCATATATTATAAATATAATTAAAAAAAGAAAAAATCATAGTTATTATTCGGGGGGTTAAGTAATTTACCGATATTCTAAAAGATAAAATCTTCATATTTATAATAAAACATATAATATGAAGATTGATAAAACAAACATCCTATTAGTTTTGATTGCTTGTTTAGCCGCTTATACCATATTCCAAAATCAAGGTATAAAAACTGACGTTGCAGCATATAACGCTAAAATTGAATCCTTACAAAAAGAGATAGATTCTGTTTATACTGCAAATAAAGAAATAGACAATCAAATCGAAAAGGTCGATAATCACATTGTTAATGTTGATAAACAAATCGACAACGTAACAAAAAACATAACTATTATTAAAAACAACACAGATGAAAAAGTTAATTCTATTATCACTATTGGTAATGTTGAGCTTGAGCAGTTATTCACAAACAGATACAACTAAAGTTACTGTATTAGATACAACTAAAGTCACCCTACCAACAAGAGTTGCTAGATTGGCCTTTCAAGATTTACTTCGTTATGACGGAGCAAAATTAGAGATTGTTGAATTAAACAATGTTATTGGTTTAAAAGACCAACAAATTAATTTATTCAAACAAAAAGACACACTTAAGGATCAAAAGATTTCTAATCTTGAATTGATAATCAACAAAAAAGATGAACAATTTGGTTTAGAAAGACAAAAGTCGGAAAGTCTATTAAAAGAATTAAAAGGACAGAGAAGAAAGACTTTTTTATATAAGGTAGGGTCTTTCGCGGGAATAATTATGACATCCTTATACCTACTTAAGTAAATGAAAAAACATTTCAACGCCAAGAATATTACGATTGTTATTTTAATAATTTTATTATTCTTGGTATTTTTAAATCCTGGTGGACATCTACCCACAAGAACAAAATATGTACCTCAAACAGATTCAATTCCCTATGCCGTTCATGATACGGTAACTGTGGATTCATTAGTTGAAGTGGAAGTGGAGGTTGAAGTACCCGTTGAAGTAGAGGTTGAGAAAAGAGTAGAGGTTCCAGTTTATCAGGTGATAGACACTATGGAAATATTAAAAGTACATTTTGCGAAGGTACAACACAAAGAAGTATTAACGTTACCAAATAATCAAGGAACGGTTACACTTATAGATACTATATCTAAAAATAGTATTGTTAATAGAAAGTTCATTGCAGATGTTAAACGTATGATTGTTACAGACACCGTTTACACACAAATACCAAGAAAAACTGAGGCTTATTTAGGTATTGATGCTAAATTTGATAAACCTAACGTTGTGAATATCATAGGTGTGAGCATGTTATTTAAAAATAAAGATGACAACCACATGTATAGAGTGGGAGTCGGGGTTACAAATAGAGTGGATGACCAAGGTACTAATGGTAGTTTAACTCCATTTATTGGTGGAGGGGTTTATTGGAAGTTAAAGTTTAAAAGAAACTAAATTTGATATGAAAACATTCATATTATTTATTTTTGGTATGTTTGAAGACCACGAAGATATAGAGTATTTTTGTAATGAGATATTAAGTGAGTCGCCGACAATTAATTCCGTAAGGTATGTTATAGAGAATTCTCAGAACATTATTGTTATATTTGATTCTGAAACGGATTACAAGACTCTTTCACAAGATTTATATACATTGTTAATGAATGACAATGTTAAATTTTATTTTATATTTGATAGGGATAGTTTAGTTACAGCCCACTTACCACAACAAGTAAAGGATTTCATCTTTAAACCAAGTGGTACATCTACGATGATTAGGGTAGATTATGATAAGAACTCAAGTCCAAGTATGGATTTAGACGAATTATTAGATAAAATAGAACAAATGGGGATTGATAGTCTTACCCCCGAGGAAAAAAATTTCCTAGACAATTTTGCAAAGTAAAAAAAATTACTTATCTTTATCCTACTATCACGTCACTATTAAATTATTCATTTTATGAAGAAATCTATCATCACCAATACTGAGGAAATCCAACAGTACATCAAAGACATTCGTAAAATTTCTGTTATTTCTCACGAAAGACAAGAAGAAATTTTTACATTACTAAATGATAAAAAAATTAGTAAGGAGTTAAAATCAAAATTACACGAAGAATTAGTTGTGGGTAATTTAAGATTTGTTATTTCCGTTGCAAAAATGTATCAAAACCAAGGAATGGATATTATGGATTTAATATCAGAAGGTAATATTGGTCTTATAAAGGCAGCAGAAAGATTCGACCCAACAAGTGGATTAAAATTCATCTCATATGCGGTTTGGTGGGTTAGACAATCCATTATGGCATCTCTAAATGAAAATGCAAGAACTATCCGACTACCATCAAACTTAATTCAAGAAGCTCAAAAGGCAAAGAAAGAAGAGGTGAGTGATGAAGATAGATTTTACACTGGTGCTAACGAAGAACAACCAATTGCCACTAACTTACCATATTGTGTAGGTTTATAT